TCCTGAAGGTGTATGTGAGAGACTGCTGGATCTTGAGCCACTTCATGTAGCATTCTTCTGCTTCTGGACCTGTCAAGTCTCCCACCCATTTTACATCCCGATACACAAAATTGGAAATGTAATAATTCTTAAGATCATCATGTCCATATTTGCGAGACAATTTGTAGAATGAATACTTTGTCTTGTTTCGCATGAATGAATCTTGTGTTACTGAAGTCTTTCCATTATACTTGAAGTAATCGTAGTTTGATGTAAAATGCAGCTTCAGTGCATGAAACATGCAGAAGGCACCAAACGAAGTCGAATCATTCATATAGGAAGTTTAGATGTTTTCTTCAGTAGATTTACAGATTGTGCTTCTTCACGAATTCTTGCTTTCAGTTTGGTACTGATCAAAGTTGCTGCAACTTCAACTTCAAGACCAGTTCCTTCACATTGCAAAATGATTGCATCGAGTGCATGTATCTTGTGTTTGTCAGCAAGAATTTCTATACTTTTACTGAAATTCAGTATTTCTTCACGCGATGGCATAATATATCTCCGAAAATTGAATTATAACAGAGTGTAATGTGATTGTCAAGTTCTATATTCAGTATAGAAGATATGTCTGCCGATCGTGGTGACTTTACGAAGTTTCCATTTAGGGAAAACATAGTCCGCATGGTAAAAAAGTGCATTTCTTTCTTCAAGTTTAGGATGTACTGTTTCACCTAGAACCGACTTTTTGGCAATGTAGAGAGATTCTTCCCAAGCAAATTGATTGGTGATCTTTCTTTCTTTCATACCAGTCCAAGAAAATTGATAAGTTCTACCATTATTCTGGTAAACTACTTCGCAGATTGTCTTGGGAAATCTAGGATCATTCAATCGATTCAGTACAACTTGAGATACTGCACTTTTTCCTTCAAAAGATTCTGATGCAGCTTCATGATAAATGTTCTTTGCAAGACAGAACACTTCACGATTGATTTCTGCGGTATTATCAATAAAATCTTTATTTGAAGTCAGAAGAAAAAGAACAGTAAATGCACATGCAGCGAAAATAGGTTTCTGCATTGATTTTCCTGATTAGAAAAAGGGAGATGGCAGTTTTCAAAGAAGAAACTGCCAAACTTATCTACATGATCAGAAGGTGTACTTCAGACCAGCAGCAACGACATTCCCACGAAGATCACCGTGTTTCTGAATGTCTACATTATGGGTTGCTGAACCAACAACCGAAACCTTCTTGGTCAAAGGATATGCAACGGCAAGACCAACACCTGCAACATAACCATCACCAGTACCGTGTTCCATATTTACTCGGGTAACACTTACGCGAGGTCCAACAGCAAGACCACCAACCTTGAAATCCTTTCCTACTGAAGCACCATAAGTGCTGTACAAATTCTTCGCAAAACTAAACTCACCTGCAACAGCAAGTCCTGCTACTTCTGTACCTACTGCGACACCTGCCGTATCCTTATGGAAAGCATTATCGTGACCAGCAAGGACGGAAATGTCTGCACCAAAAGCAACTGAAGTTGCGAACATCAGTGAAAGACCGATCAGAGACTTCTTCATAATAACTCCTTTTGTTTTTAAGAAAATGCCAACTGATTGGGAAACAAGGACAGTTGGCGAAACCCGTTAAGCTACTACAACAAATTGAAATGTTCGTTCTTATAAATAAATTGTCAAAAAGCTAGTTGATTCTGTTTCCAAGTTCAACTAGCAAAACTCAGATGGTGCTTACGCCGCCATCAGGAAACGCTCATCGTTTGCGTTTATATTTTTGCTTGATTAACGATCATCGCCTGTCGAGTTGTCTGTTCAGTTACTTATTGCCCAATCGAAACCATGACCGGCCCATTAGGAAGCATATTGGCACATTCCGGGTCTAGGGGACTTTCACCCTTGCGATACGGACGTTTTATCTTCCCCTTTCGCGACCAATATGCTTTCTGGTGGACCGGAGGGGAGTCGAACCCCTGTCTTGAACACCTTTCTCTTTACTTCATACAACCATAGACTACATTGTAACACATCACAAGACTTATGTCAAGTGATTATGCGAATCTTCCTACAAGTCTACCGGCAGCACCAGCAAGTCTCTCACCTGCTGAACGGACAGCAGTATCAATCTTGTTCTTAAGACCCGCTTGTTTTGCAACACCTGCTGCATGCTTTTGTTGCGCGGCTCTCATCTTATCATGTGCTGCGTTCATTTTTTGGAATGCTGCTGTGCGGCGTTTCTCAATTGCACCAGCCTTTGCTTTTCTATATGCACCTACCATACCAGTTGATCCTTTCGCTGATTTCTTTGCTGCTTGCATTTTATCATAAAGTTTGAATTGTTTGCCTGATGCTTTGGCATAGTTTTTTTGAGCACTTCCTGCACGATACTTTGAAACTAGATTACGGATACCGTGAACTGCACCGGCAACTGCTCCACCAATCGATTCATCTAGAACAGCTTCAATGAATTCTTCGATAAGTTCTTGATTTGGATCAATATTTGACATTGCATATGCTGCTGATTCTTGCAGAGATAGTTCTTTGAAATTCTCAACGAAATATTCCATCATGGCATTTGCAGTATCCATGTCTTCTTGAGTCATTTCATAGTCAGCTTCCGATTCTTCGTATAGGTCTTCTGCAATCATTTCCATCAATTCGATGAAAAGTTCTTCTCTGTTCGATCTTTGTTCTTCTGTCAAATACATGATAGTGTCCTTTGAAATTGGGTGAAAAATAGCTTCATTGAAGATATTTATCTCATTTATGTTTTAGGATATTTTTGTTTTACTGCAAGGCAAGCATTAATATAAGTTTGAACTTGCGTCTGATCACCTTTAACAATCCCATCCAAATAATCTGTAATTGGTGGATATTCGGCACTTCTGTACATTTTATAATTTACCAGTTTATCATTTGCCTTTGCTGTTTGATCAACACTGACCACACCATTTGTGATTGACAGAAATCTTGCATCAGCAACCAATGATTGCCATTGTGTCTGTGTGAGAATTACTCCAGACGGATACTGTGTGAGTAATTCTTGTTGATGTGTATCATCATTACATGCGACTACTTGTACTTTATTGTTTGAATCTGTGTATGCTAAGAAATTCATTTTAGATTAATCTCCAGTATGTTATTGCAGAAGGTACGCTATATGCCCAAGTCGATACCTGAAAATATAAATTTTTCGGTACAATAAAGTAGGTTGGACATGACCCACCACCAGCAGCATATCCGCCTCCGGCAGTTAGAACGGTTGTGTAGTTTGTTGATGACAAACCGAAATTTAATGTATAAAAACCATTTCCTGCGGGATTGACCAATACGGCTATATCATACGGCGCTTGATACCATGTGCTATCGGAACAAGATGTTGTTGTCAGAGTGGTGTATAAAACATTTTTCAATCCTTTCAAAACACTATTTCCCAAAGATAATGAATTGGTTGAAATAGCATTTTGTGGCGCAACTATAGGTATATAATTTCCTCCCGGAACATCCCCATAGTCATTAGTTGTCTTATAGTACCATCCATTTGGAATCAATATTCCTTGGGAAGATGTTCCTGTTGGACTACCCGAATAGTTTTTGTATTGTGTTATTTGCACATAACTTGATGTGGATGGACCAAGATAAACCGAAAAATAGCTATATCCTGATGTTACTCCACTTGGCTGCACAAATATTTGAATATCATTTCCTGTTGTATTCTGATACCATGTATTATACGAAAAAGAGTTATTATTCAATGTTGCAGGATTGTACAATAAATTATTTAATCCAGTAATTACACCATTTCCTAATTTTAATGACATTATATCATTCTCCAGTAATAGATATTATTTACTGTTCCTGTAGCATTGATCTGCCAGTACCAATTAGCTGGACAAAAAAAGAATAATTGTGGATGTGATCCTGCGTAAGAATTTGAGTGAAAATTAGCAATCGTCACATAGCTTGATGTAGATGGACCAAGATAAAACTGTGCGTCAACACCATCACCAACCGATCCGCAACAAACAATGGTATCAACTGTGGGTTGATACCATGTGTTGACAGACGCACTCGATAATGGTGCATTTCCTATTGACTGATTTAATATGTTGCTCAGTCCTGAAATTGTTCCAGAACTTATGGTTGTTGACATTTAATGACCTCGTTATTCGTGATCTTCGAATTTCATTTTGGCCAAAATATAATCCTTGACCAGACTTGAACGAACAATGTCATCAGCAGTGAATTCGATTCTTGTGAATGAACTCATATGCATTGCAATGTCAAAAAACTTCAAAATACCAGACATATCGTTCTTCTTCTTATTTAGATCAGTTTGTCTGTAATCTCCACACCAAATGATTTTGGAACGATAACCCACGCGAGTCATTACAGTATCAATTTCTTCGAAGGAAAGATTTTGCATTTCATCCACAATAATGATAGCGTCATCGAAACTCATTCCACGAATAAAGGAAGTAGAAATGAATTCGATATAACCTTGTTCTTCAAGTCTTGCGTAAGCATCCTTTCTGCCAAATAGTGTCTGGCAAATCTGTTGATAGGGTTGCTGATAGATTTCCATCTTCTCGGTAACATCACCCGGAAGATGACCAATCTCTCTGGACTGAACCGCAGATCGAACAATAATGATCTTGTTGAATGCGTTTGATCTATCCAGAACCTCTTCCAGTGCCTTGTATAGCGCACAGAAGGTCTTGCCTGTTCCTGCTACTCCATGTAATGCTACAAAATAATCACCCTGTTTATATGCTTCAAAAAACTTCTTTTGATTATCTGTCAGGGGTTCGAAAGTCTTGAGATCGTCTATCCTTATTTTTAGTGAGTTAGTTCTTGTTTCTTTTTCTGTAAGGTCTACTACGGTAGCCGACTTTCTTTTTGCTGTCAAGTTTTACCACTCCCTAGGAAGTTTTGTTTTATGTGTCCTCGACAAAGTATTACCTGGAACGGTTTTCTTGATACGCTCAATTACTCCCTTTTCAAATGCAGCATCAGCTTTCATACCTGCATTGATGGACATTCTCATAGTATCACCAAGACCTGGTAGATTCTCATATGAGAAGTGGCGTTCTAGATGGGGATTTTCTTCTTTGAAGGCATCAAGCACCTTATATGACATGACATGTTCTTCAATTTCATTTGTTTCTTTATTCAAAAACTCATATGTTGGCATGAAACCACTCCGGTGCATTGCGAGAATTTACTTTACCTTGCCATGAAGCAAGGTGCTGCTTATTATTTATATAGTAGTTACGGTACGCCGAAATGGAATCACCTGAAATTCTGCATTCATCTGGCATTGCTTGCGGAGGTTCAGTAAAAGGAACATCAGGAATATTCTTGGGAATGTTTTTCAGAAATACAAAAATCAATCCTTCTGAATCACATTTGTGGATCTTACCGTAACGGTATGTGTATTCGTCACAAAGAGCAATGGTAAGATTGCAGAGCCACAAATAATTTTCTTTTGATTGCCGAACCCATACAGCAGATGGATGATTCTTGTGTGTTGCCTTGTACAGAATAGAATCCAGAGTTGGATCAAGATTATCATCAAGAATTCGATGAGCAGTCGAAAGCAACTGACACGATTCTAGAATCATTTTGACCACATGCTTCGAATTATGCATTTGGGCACATTCTACAGGATCATGTGACAAATAAAAGATGTTCAATTATAAATCTCCTAATCTTATTCGGGAGTGGGTTCTGCGGCAGCGGCAGCAAATCCTGGTTTTTCTTTCTTTGCTTTAGTTGGTGACAGAT